CTGAAATAGCTCATATAGAAAAGGAAAGTCTTTACCATCAATAATATTATAGTAAGTCGTTTTAATAATTGTTGCTACTTGAAGAGACTCTTGAGTATCGGTAATACTGTTTACTTCATCTGAATCCATATCAGATAAAATGTTTTGAGTCATTTCAAGTAGTGTCATCTTAGCCATTATCCTGCTACTCCTAAAAGAATCATACTAAATCCTGCATAGTCAACAGTACAAGTACCTGAAGCTTTTGAGTAAACTTCTAAGTAGTCATTGGTTGATAAAGAAACATTGGCTAGTAGTGTAATAGAACCATAATCACCTGTAGATAAACTTCTAATTCCTCTACTACCTACAATCTCTACGCCATTTTTAAACAATACCCATTCACAATCTCTATTTGCTCCTGAGCCTTGAGATGAACTCATTGCACAAGTAACATGACAGTCAATTGTTTCAGTACCATCATATCTAAACCTCATATTAGGAGATGAGAGGAGTGTAAAGTAGTTTAATTCTCCTGCTATGAGAGTAGGATTTAATACTTGGTCAGAAGTTGTAGTTGCAAATGTATAAGGACTAACTGTACTAAAAGCAAGATACCCACCTGCATAAGGGTTATGCGTAGAATATTCTAGAGAGCCATCTCCTACTACTTTAAGTAGCTGTCCTGCAGTTCCACTTGTTGTTAAACCTGAAAGTTTAGTGGTAGCAATAGTTTGATTTGCTATTTTTGCACCTGTTACATTTAAGTCTTCTATTTTAGCTGTTTCTACTGCACCATTTGCAAGAGATGAAGTATCTACAGTTTGCCAAACGCCTGAGCCACTTCCGTTTGCTACATAAAGGCTATTGCTTGCAGCAGTTGCTACTCCCTTTGGCTCGTGTATATCAGGGTCAGCAATAATATTATGTTGAATTGTCATTTAAATTCCTTAATAAAAATAAAAGGTGGGGTCCGAAGACCCCTATCCTTAATTAGCTATTGTAAACATATTCTACAACGATTCTAGCAGTACCTGTTAGTAAATCGGTATCAGAAGGTGTTACATATAGTTCTACAGCGTTAGCACCTACTGTTTTACCAATAAGAGTACCTGTACCAGTTACAACTGTACCTGCAACTTGAATATCATCTTGGTCAAGTTCTGTTGCAAGTAACAATGTACCTGCTGAAGAACCTGCAGATGTTTCAAGACCTACAACTAAGTCTGTAGTTGTAGATGTAGATGTCTAAGCTGAGTCAATATAAAACTTAGCTGAAACAACTGTTGCATTAGCAGGGATTGAAAATTGTAGGTTGTTTGTACCACCATTTGGTAATTTGTCATAGGCAATATCCCAAACAGCTTGTTTAACTAAACCAACTGATTGTGATTGTGCACCATAACTACCATCAGTAGTTCTAACTCCGTAGTGATTAGCTACACCACGTTTAGCATCTATTTCATAAGTCATGTTTTTTCTCCTTAATAATTAGATGGGTGAGTTAGAATCACACCAAGAGTGTCAACTCTTTGTGCACCAAAGCCGAACCTAGAAGTAACCTGATATTTATCAGCTCTTTCTTCTTGGTCTCTCCAACCTTCAGTTTGCGGAGCTCGTCTCCAAGCGTGCATAACTGGCTTACATGAGTCATCTGCAATACACATGAACACGTTAGCTTTATCACCAATAGCTGCTGTTTCTGATGTCAAGCCATATGAAGAGGCATTGATTGCTTCAGCAGCAGTTAATGATGGAAGGAAGTTAGAAGTATATACATCCCAACCAAAGATGTTCTTAACGAACTTATGGTCACGAGCAAAGCCTTCTGTTACAATACCTTCAAACATTGGGTTGTTAGAAACGCTTACTAAGTTAGAAATGCTATTTAGTGAAGCTTCAACAACTGGGTCAACGATTGCAATACGACCACCTGCAGGAGCATTAGCTTTATCGAAAGCAAGTTTCATAGAGATAAAGTCTGACAAAGTGATTGTACGTGCATTAGATGCAGCAGAACCTACCCATCTATGGGGTCTGCCGTTTACTAAGTTAAGACCTGCTGCAGTTTGAGCAGCGTTAGCTACTGCAAGCATACGTGATTCGTGGTTTTCACCAAGAGCACGTGTTGATTCCATTGCACGCATAGCCATTAATGTGTCTACTTGTGCACCATCTTCACGAAGGTCATCAGAAACTTTCCAAGCATCACCGATGTAATCAGTAATAGAAAGGTTTAATGTACCTGTGTCGATTGGAGAGAAGTTTAGTGGTGTATCTTCAGCAGCATCTTGTAGAGTTACTGTACCAACTGTTTTAATGTTAAGTGTAGTGCCTGAACCAAAGTCAGATACGTCACGATACATTCCTTCTGGAAGAAGGTAGTCATGTAAGTTCTCTAGGATAAACTGAGAATACTGTTGAGCTTCAATAAAAGCTGTAGTATTTCCTGTTAATTGTGACATTTAAGTCTCCTAATTTAAGTTTGAGATTTTACTTTTTCGCCTGCAGCTTTCCATGCTTTAACTAAATCTTTAGTACTTGCACCTCTAGGAACTCTAGCTGTATTTTCTACAGGAGTACCAGTTAAGGATTGAGTATTAATAGAACCTTTTGTTGTAGTACTGGTAGTAACTGCACCATTAAGTCCTGCAAGTTTTAGTACGGCATTTGGAGATGTTGCAGCCAAATTGTTTAGTTGTTGAACAGTTAGTCCTGCCTCTTTAGCAATCTGATTGTAAGCAGCTTCAGCAGTAGCACCAAACTTCTCAGTAAACTTATTAGCTACTTGTGAAGCATTAATTTTAGCTTTAGTTGCTTGCTCTCTTTTTTCTATTGTAGACGATACTAATTGTTCTAATGTATCTTGATTGACTTCAGCTCTTGGAGTGGTATTCTCTACTGGCTGAGCACCAGACTTGATTTCATCTAGAAGTTCTTGAGTTGTTTTACGCTTAGTTAGTTCTGCTTTTACTTGAGCTAATTCAAACTCTAAAGTTTCAATATGCTTTTGTGCATGAGGAACTGATTTAAGTGCATCTTCAGGACTCTGATACTTCTTCCCTTCACCTACAAACGCTTGAGCTTCTGTCGGAATCTCGAATGTTCTAGGTGCAGTATCTTGCTTTGGAGCTTCGTTGGTACTAGGCTCTACTTGTTCTTGTTGTACTGCGTTACTTGTTTCTTCACTCATTACTACTCTCCTTTGTCAGGTATGAGATTTAAAACTTTAGTAAATGCTTTTTGTAATCCAAGGTGATAGGCTTGAAACTCAGACCATGCAGGAGAAGAAAAAGAATCTTCATCCATACATTTTCTTTGAGACAGTTCTATCTGTTCTTTAAAATACTTGTTAAGTTCTTCAAAGACCTGATTCTTGGTCAGACTCTTAGCCTTTTCTGATTTTAAATCCATAGTTTATAAATACTTCTTTAATTAATCATACTAGATATAATAATATATAAATATTAAATAACATTATAATAATATTATATCATACTTTTTATAAAAAGTCAAGTTATATTACGCTACAGGAGGAGCCTCAGAAGGCATTTGAGCTACCTGACCTTCTAACTGTTGCTCCTGTCCTGCTAACATCATCTCATCCATACCAGGTTGAGCTTGTTCTGCTTGCATACTAGCTTGAATTTGTTGTTGTAATTTAGCTGTTTCTCCTTGTTCGAAGAGTGCTACATTATCTTTAATAAATTCATACTGCTCAAAGCCCATATATTCTTCTACCATTCCTGCTAGACGTTTAGCTGAGATATGTGGAGCTATTACTTGTCCCATAGGACTGTTAAATAGACCTAACATATTCTGTATTAACTGAGCTCTAGCTGCATAGTGCCTTGCACCAATAGGTCGTAATCTACCTCTAGCAGTAATATCTTCCTTAGTAATAGACATGAAGTCTTGTACACCAAGGTCGTCATCAATTGTTCTAGCTACTTCTGCAACATCTAAGTTACGTTTAGCCATTTCTAGCATAGTATTAAGAACAGGCTCTAAAAACTCAATTTCAAACTTATTAATCTTATGTTGAAAGATTCTAGAAGCAGCATTTTGTAATTGTTGTACTTCAAAAGCTGTCTTTTCACCAGGACTTCTAAAGCCCATAGCTTCTTTAGGAGCTCCTGCCATCTCTTCCATAAGTTGGAGTAATACACCTATTTCATTATTTACTTGGAATGCGGCTGCATTAGGAGGCATAGCTTCTACATCACCATCTTCTGGTATATGTATTGTAGCTTCTGGTCTCCACTCAAATGGTTCTACATCGCCTTTAATCTTTAAGGGAGGATGTATAGTCATGTCAAGTGCATCAGCTTTTAAGTTCTCTAAGTGGTCAACACGATACTGCATACCTACTAGGTTATCTAAAGGACCCATACAATAAAGGTTATCAGGTCTGCTTCTCCAACCTACATGATGTTTATTA